GGTAATTCGGACCACGAAAAGATTTTAGTGATAGAACGCTTATAGGGGGGTTGTGGAATAATATGTCAACAATAGCCGAAGTCGCGCAACATTTGAACACAAGTCAGCAAGCATTGTCGAAATTAATCGATGATGGCGTCATTGATAAGCAACCACGCGGCAAATATGACATTGATGAAGTCCGGTCGCAGTATATCAAACATTTCAGGGCGATTGCATCAGGTCGTGCAGCGGCCGGCGATCTTGATTTGGGGGCAGAACGTGCAAGGTTGGCGAAAGAACAAGCTGATGCGAAGGAAATGGAAAACGCGGTTGAACGTGGTGAACTGGTTTATATTGAAGCGGTGGCGAAGGAATTCGAAGAACAACTATTGAAGGCGAAGACGAAGTTGCTGGCGATCCCATCGAAGATTGCCGCCGAAGTTCACGCATGTGCAAATGTGAAAGAAGCGAAGGAACTGATTGAGATTAACCTAACGGACGCGCTGAATGAATTGGTCGGATACGGTAAACGAACAACAGATTGATAAGTTGCGACGACGGCTTCGGAACGTGATGTCATCAGCGATGGCACCACCGCCGAAGTTGACCGTTTCAGAATGGGCGGACACTTTCCGTCAATTGTCGTCGGAAAGTTCGGCGGAAGCTGGCCGTTGGTCAACAGCACGGGCGGAATATCAACGCGGCATGATGGATGCAGTCAGTGATCCAGACATTGAAACGGTTGTTCTGATGACGGCCGCGCAAATTGGCAAGACCGAACTGATCAACAATGTCGTCGGTTATCACATCCACCAAAATCCCGCACCGATGCTTGTGGTGCAGCCGACCCTTGAAATGGCGCAAACGTGGTCGAAAGACAGATTGGCACCGGCCATCAGGGACACACCGGCATTGTCGGAAAAGATAAAAGACCCAAGGTCACGCGATAGTGGGAACACAACGCTTCACAAGGTGTTCGCTGGCGGACATGTCACGGCTTGCGGTGCAAATTCACCTTCATCTTTGGCGTCACGGCCTTGTCGCATCATTCTTTGTGACGAAGTTGACCGTTATCCTATATCAGCGGGAACCGAAGGCGACCCCGTTAGTCTGGCGAAAAAGCGTTCGGCGACGTTCTGGAACCGAAAGATCATTTTAGTTTCGACGCCGACTGAAAAGAACGCAAGCCGGATCGAAGCGGCCTATCAGGAAAGCGATCAAAGGAAATATTTCGTCAAATGCAAAGATTGCGGCGAAGATCAGGATTTGAAGTGGGCGCAAGTCGTTTTCACTGATCGTGATCCGAATACAGCCGAATATTCATGCGAACATTGTGGTTCATTGTGGTCGGACGCTGATCGATGGCGGTCAATACGCGCTGGAGAATGGCGAAGCACGTCGGAAGGTGATGGCAAGACCGCAGGATTTCATTTGTCTGGCCTTTATTCCCCTTGGACACCGCTTTCGGATATTGTCCGCGATTTCTTGCAGTCAAAGAATGATCCGATGCGGCTTCGAACATGGATAAACACGACCTTGGGTGAAACCTTCGAAGAACAAGGCGAAGGCGTCGACGATTATGAACTATATGACCGGCGTGAAGATTGGGGCGATGAACTTCCTGAAGATGTTTTATTGCTGACATGCGGTGTCGACGTTCAGGATGACCGGTTTGCGTTGGAAATCGTTGGTTGGACACGAACCGAAGCGTCTTATTCGTTGGATTATCGGGAAATATATGGCGATCCGTCGACCGCGCAATTGTGGATGGATTTGGACGAAGTGATCAATCAGACTTTCACGCACCCGACGCGCGGTGAAATGGCAATTCGGGCGACTTGCATCGACAGTGGCGGCCACTTTACGCAAGCCGTTTATAATTACGTCAAAAATCGGGCTGGAAAGCGTGTCTTTGCCATCAAAGGTGTTGGCGGCGAAGGAAAGCCGATCATCGGACGTCCATCGAAGAACAACATCGGAAAGATTAATTTGTTCCCCGTTGGGACCGATACGGCGAAAGAATTGGTTTATGCACGACTTAAAGTGACCGATGAAATGGACGGATATTGCCATTTCCCGCATGATCGATCCGAAGAATATTTCCGGATGTTGACGGCGGAAAAGAAGGTCGTTCGATACTTCAAAGGCCGTCCAAGACGGGAATGGGTTAAGGTCAGAACGCGCAACGAAGCGTTGGATTGCCGCGTATATGCGACCGCTGCATTGTCACTTTTAAACATAAATATGGAAGCGATTGCAAAAAAGGCACAAAATAGTGTATCATCGCAACAAACAAAGCATGTCCGGCGTCCCTCAATCCCGCGTCGGAATTCGTTCGTTCACGGGTATAGGTAAATTATGGCAAACTTATTTGACGCGACAAATGCACCCGAAGGCGAACCGACGGAAATCGTTGTTGGCGATTTTATCCAGTGGAAAAAGGAAAACATTGCGCAAGATTATCCGACCGCGACACATTCCGCTGAATATGTTGCGCGAATAACGGGCGGCGGTTCGAATGAAATCAAGCTGGCGGCGACTGAAAGCAATGGATATTATTTATTCACTGTCGACAGTACGACATCAGCGGATTTTGCGGTTGGTCGTTATCACTGGCAACTTGAAATCACACAAACATCATCTGGGAACCGTCTGGTTGTCGAACGCGGTGAATTTGAAGCGATCCCCGATCTTGACGTAAATGCATCTGATCCCAGAAATCACGCTGAAATAATGCTGGCAAAGATCGAAACGATCTTGGAAGGCAAGGCGGACAGTGACGTCGGTTCGTATTCAATAGCTGGCCGGTCATTAACAAAACTTTCGTTCGATGAACTGATGGTCGCGCGTGACCGATATAAAAGCGAAGTCACAAAACACCGTCGCGAAGAATTGATCAAACGCGGAAAAGCAAGTTCGAACACGATAAAAGTAAGGTTTGGCTAAATGGGCATTTTAGACATATTCAAACGCACAAAGGCAAAACCACGTCGTCGGAATTATGCCGCTGCAAGTACCGGACGGTTATTTGCTGATTTTGCGGGATCGAACCGAAGCGCGGACAGTGAAGTTCGATGGGCATTGCGCCAAGTTCGCAATCGATCACGCGATTTGGAGCGAAACAACGAATATTTCCGCCGATATTTGCAGTTGTTGCGGGTGAATGTTGTCGGTGAAGGCGGTTTTAAACTGCAATTGAAGGGTCGAAACCCTGATGGATCACTTGATCGTGCCGGAAATAACATCATCGAAGGCGCATGGAATGAATTTTCGCGCATGGGTGGACCGACTGTCGACGGCAAAATGTCGATGGTTGATGCCTTAAATCACGTCATCACCGGCGTTGCGCGTGATGGTGAAGTGTTTGCGCTGATCGTAAAAGGTCAGTTTTTGCGTCATGGGATCGCATTGCAGTTCATCGAACCTGATCGCATCGATGAAGAAAAGAACGAAAAGTTGCCGAACGGGAATGATGTCAGAATGGGCGTCGAACTGGACGCGACGACACGTCGTCCGGTCGCTTATCACATGCTGACATATCACACCGGTGATTATGACTACACGACATTTTCGAAGGCGGAAAAATACCGTCGAATTCCAGCCGACCAGATGATGCACATCTATCGTCCCGAACGTGCTGGTCAGACGCGCGGGATGCCATGGTCGTCGGCGGCCATCACGTCTTTGAAGATGCTTCACGGTTATCGTGAAGCCGAATTGATTGCAGCAAGAACCGGCGCGGCGAAGATGGGTTTCTTCACTTCACCCGCTGGCGATGGGTTCACCGCCGACGGGTTTGATGATGCGGACAATTCTGTCCCGATCTATGACGCCGAAGCGGGAACCTTCCACCAGCTTCCCGCCGGTGTCGACTTTAAAGCGTTTGATCCCTCCCACCCTACAAGCGCATTTGCCGACTTCGAAAAATCCATCCTTCGCGGGATAGCTGGTGGATTGGGTGTTTCCTACACATCTTTGGCGAACGATCTTGAAGGCACAAGTTATTCATCTATTCGCCAAGGCGCACTTGAAGAACGTGATTTTTATCGGACACTTCACAGGTTCGTGATCGATCACTTTGTCGATCCGCTTTTCCGCACATGGTTCGATCATGTCATGGACAACAACTTCATCCCGATCAGCGGTCAAGGCAAGTTCGAAAAGTTCACCAATGGAATGATGTGGCGCGGCCGTGGTTTCCAGTGGGTCGATCCACTGAAGGAAATGAATGCGGCGGTTGTTGGTTTGCAGAACGGCATTCTTTCGCACACTGACATTGCGGCGAACTACGGTCGGGACGCCGAAGAAACGTTTGCGCAGATCGAACGCGATAAGGAAATGGCCGAACAATTTGGACTGAAAACCGCATATGAACCTTTCGGTGATAAGGTTCCCGTGCAACCTATGGTTCAGCCTGGGACTTCAGAAATTCAACCATTAGGTGAAGAATAATGCCGTATAAACCCACCAAATCGATGAAAGATGCGGCCGCGCGTGGCCTTCGATGGCGTGAAGAATACGGTCGTGGCGGGACTGAAGTCGGTGTTGCACGGGCGCGTGACATTGTGAATGGAAAGAATTTGAGTGAAAGCACCGTCAAGCGGATGTTTTCGTTCTTTAGTCGTCACAAGGTCAACAATGACAAACATTATTCGGCCAAGGAAAGTGACGGCGGACCAACAGCACATCGTATCGCTTGGGACTTGTGGGGCGGGTCGAACGGTTACACATGGTCGAAGAATATTGTCGAAAAATTAGACGCTGATGGCGGTGAAAGGTCGGAACCTATGCAAAACGATGAAAAATCTGATATTATGCCCGAAGAAAGGGTTGAAGACATGGAAAACGAAGTTCGCGCAGAACCAGACGAATTGAGCGTTGGCGATTGGGTCAGTTGGAATTCCAGCGGCGGCGAAGCATACGGTCAAATTGAAAGCATCGAACGCGATGGCACAATTGACGTTCCAGATGCGGATGTCACCGTTTCGGGTGACGAAGATGATCCAGCGGCATTGATCGAAGTATATCGCGAAGGTGATGACGGATGGGAAGCATCCGGCGTCATGGTTGCGCACAAGTTTTCGACGCTGACCAAGGAAGCGCGTCGGGGATATAAAGACAAAGACGAACGTCACATTGTCGATATTCAGGAAAACGAAAGCGAAATCATCATCACATACGCGAAGCATGATGAAGGTGAAGGTTCCGAAGAACGTTTCGACCGCGAAAAAATGGACTTTCGTGCAATGGCCGAAGTCGAAAGCGCGATTGACGAAGAAAAACGCACCGCAAACATGGTTGTTTCGACTGAAGAACCAGTTGATCGCAGTTTCGGCGCAGAAATATTGGATCACAGTCCGGAAAGCATCGATCTTTCGTTTGCTAAGTCTGGACGGATGCCATTCCTATTGGATCACGACCCAAAACAACAAATTGGTGTCGTCGAAGATGTTCGCCTTGATGGTTTGTCGCGTAAGTTACGCGCAAAAGTCCGTTTCGGAAAAAACGGCTTGGCCAAAGAAGCGTTCGAAGATGTTGTTGATGGAATACGCAGCAACATCAGTGTTGGCTATCAAGTCAACAAAATGGACAAAGAAGGCGCGGATAGCTACCGTGTCAAATCTTGGTTCCCAATGGAAATCAGCTTAGTTTCAATACCTGCCGACAGGAAAGCCGGAATAGGTCGAAGCGCGTCTGAGAACCTTCAAACTCAACCTGCAATTCCTAAACAAGAAAGGAAAAATGAGATGTCAGAAGAAAATCAAATCGACATCGACGCGGTGAAGGCTGACGCAGCCCGTACCGCAGCGAAAGAAACCGCTGAAATGTATCGCTTGGCGGCAAAGCACAATGTTCGCGATATTGCTGACCAATTCGTCGGCGAAGGTCGTTCATTGAACGAATTCCGTGGTGAACTATTAAACCACATCGGAAACAAGCCAATCGACAACGATGCTGAAGCGGGTCTATCGAAGCAAGAAACACGTCGTTATTCTGTGATGAACGTGGTTCGCGCACTAGCAAACCCAGCGGATCGCGCAGCGCAAAAAGCGGCGGCATTCGAACTTGAAGCGTCTTATGAAGCGGCACGCGCAGCCGGTCGCGAAGCACAAGGCGTCATGGTTCCAGCCGAAGTGTTGCGGAACTGGAAAGTTCGTGATCTGAACACATCAGACGACAGCGCAGTGATCGGGGAAGATTTCCGCGCGGGTGATTTCGTTGACGTTCTTCGCAACGCATCATCTGTCATGGCGGCTGGTGCTACAATGTTGAACGGTCTTTCCGGCGACGTAAAAATCCCGAAAAAGACAGCGGCGTCATCTGCCGGCTGGATCGCAACAGAAGGCGGCGCGTCATCTGAAAGCGAACCAACAGTTGGTCAGATCACAATGTCACCGAAGGTTGTCGGACATCACACAGACATCACACGTCTAATGATGCAACAATCATCAATCGACGTTGAAGCAATGGTCCGCAACGACATTGCAGCGGGTATTGCGCAAGCAATCGACCTTGGTGCATTGGCGGGTTCTGGTTCTTCAGGTCAACCAACAGGTGTTTCAAACACATCAGGCATCAACGCACCGACATCTTTTGCGGCGGCGAACCCAACTTTCGCTGAAGTTGTTGCGATGGAAACAGCGGTTGCGGAAGACAACGCACTTGGCCAAAATATGGCCTACATCCTACCGGCATCTATGTATGGCGCACTTAAAACCACTGCAAAAGACAGCGGTTCAGGGATGTTCGTTGTTGAACCAGATGGTCGCATCAACGGCTACAACGCAATCGTATCAAACCAAGTTACAGCGGGCGACCTATACTTCGGCGCATTCGAAAACTTGTTGATCGGTATGTGGGGCGGCCTTGACCTAGTTGTTGACCCTTACACCAACAGCACAAGCGGCACAGTTCGCGTTGTGGGCTTACAGACAGTCGACGTGGCAGTTCGTCACGCGGTTGCGTTCGCTTACAACAACGACGGCGTATAAAAACAACGGGTGGGGCGGTTCGCCCCACCTTCACCTTTGGAGGGAATGAAATGAAATATTTGATCTTGAAGTCTTGTGTCGCAGCCGGTGCAAAGCGGAATGTTGGTGACGTCGTTGATCTTGGGGCAGACGAAGCAAAAAGTCTTGTTGCCATGGGTCGCGTTGATGTTGCACCGGCTCCGAAACCAGAACCAAAGGTCGAAGCGGTTAAGAAACCAACAAACCGCGCAGTCAAACCCACGTCATCAAGGGCGAAGAAATGAAGATCAAGTTGTTGAAAACGGCGCGTTGGGGAACGGAAAAGGGTCGCAAGGGTTCAACATATGAAGTCGAAGATCGGATCGGTCTGAAGCTGATTAATCGCGGATATGCTGAAGAATATGTCGAAGGTTCTGAAGCTGAAAAAGAAGACGAAGGTGAATAAATGGCACTTCCATTCGCTGATGATTTGACCGCAATACTTGATGTGGACGAATTCGCTTCAAGTGTTTCATATCGTAGAAAAGACGGATTGGGCGATACATCGATCACCGGTATCTTCGACAATGAAACGGTTCCGGTCGATGCCGGTGGCATTGCAGCGGTTCATCAGGAGCAACCACGGTTCACATGCAAGACAAGTGATGTTGCAAACATCGCTGAAGATGATTTTATTGTCGTCAACAGTGTCGATTATCGTGTTGTCGCTTGGTTGCACGACGGGACCGGCGTCACAACAATTCAATTGGAAAAGCAATAGATGGCACACGTTAGAAAGCAAATTCGGGATCGTGTGGCATCGACATTAAAGTCAAATGTCAGTTTGGTGCAGCGTCGTGTTTACACAACGCGCGTTCACCCACTGAACGACACAAATTTACCGGCGATTAGCGTTTACACCGGATCGGAAGCAAGTGAACGGATGAACGCCGGTGAAACGGACATGATCAGGGAATTATCGCTTGATGTGGATATTTATGTTCGCGAAACAAGCAAATTCGATGATGATGTGGACGCGATAGCGGTCCAAGTTGAAGAAGCAATGGCGAACGATTTCACGATCAATGGCCTTGCGAAGTTCAGCACACTAACATCGACCGAAATCCAATTTGACGGTGACGCGGACCAAATTCTTGGCATCGCAAAGCTGACATATTCGGTTCGATATGTTACAGCTATAAAAGACGTAGAAACAGCCAAATAAGGAGTTCCCAAAATGGCGACACACACAGGAAGTGAAGGAACCGTTAAAGTCGGCACGGCTGGTTCTGACACATTAATCGCTGAAATTCGTTCATTCAGCATCGAAGAAACGGCCGACACACTTGAAACAACAAGCATGGGCGACACTTCCCGCACATATTCACCATCATTGAAAAACTTCACTGGTTCGGTTGATGTGTTTTGGGACGAAACTGACACAGGTGGTCAGGGCGCGTTGACCGTAGGTGCAGAAGTTACCATCAACTTCTACCCTGAAGGCGCAACATCCGGCGACACTTATTATGGCGGGTCTGCCATTGTGACAGGTCGCACAATCAATTCATCATTCGACGGGTTGGTTGAGGCGTCTTTGACACTTCAGGGTTCCGGCGCATTGACGGAAACAACGGTATCATAACATGTCATTAGCGAAACGCATTGCAGCAAAACGGGCGGAACAAGAACGGGGTTTTCTGGATGTTGAAGAATGGGGCGAAGGGGACACACCGCTTCGCCTATACTTCACAACGGTTTCAGCGCGTGACATGGAGCAAATCCAACGTAAACACAAGGATTTCATAAACAACCCAACAATGTCGGCCATGATCGACATGATTATCAGAAAGTGTGAAACGGATGATGGTGAAAAAGCGTTCACACTTGAAGATAAATCAATCTTGATGGGGGAACCATTAAACCTGATCGCAAAAGTATTTGGTGCGGTCTTGGAAAGTGTTACTATTGAGGAACACGAAAAAAACTAAGGGGCGACCCGTTTCGGTATAACCTGATTGCATTGGCCGAATTGCTTGGAAAAACCATTGGTGAAATTGAGCAAATCAGTCTTTCAGAATACAATGAATGGGTCGCATACTTTGCTATAAAGTCGGAGAAAGACAAAAATGGCGGCGACTGATCTAACAATTCGAATGAATGCCGTCGGCAATGCGGTTCCTGAAATGAAAAAGGTTCAGGCGCAGCTTGGCAATCTTGATCAGACAATTATCAAATCCACCGCGAACATGAACCGGCATGTTCGCGGTATGCAAAGCATTGGCAAAGCCAACAAGAACATGACCCGCAACTTGGGCATGGCATCATTGCAGTTCCAAGATATGGCGGTTCAAGCATCCATGGGAACGGATGCATTGCGGATTATGACCATGCAAGCACCACAACTTGCATCGATCTTTGGCCCGAAGGGAATGATCTTGGGTGCGCTGATTGCGGTCGGTGGTGCCATTGCAATGATGGGCGATAAGACGACAAAGATGTCGTTTGACTTCAAGCGTTTTGGGCAAGACATTGGCCCAGCACTTGAGCCGTTCAAAAAGGCATGGGAAGGTGTTAAATATACATTCAACCTAGTTAAAGAAGCGATGATTTCAGGTGTGAACTTAATCATCAATGCGTTCCAGTACATGGTTGCCATTTTTTCCGCTATTCCCGAAAGTTTCAGGCGATTTGTTGACGCAGCATTAGGCCACTGGTTTATATTCAAGCAAAGTATTATTGCCGGTGCCTATGATGCGCGGGCAGCTATACAAGATATGCTTGATTTCTTTTCCATGTCTGGCCCGAAGGAAGGGTTCTTGGGCTTCATGGATGATGAAACAGGTCATACAGCGGCAGAAAATTTGCGTTTTCTGGCAAAGGTCGCAAGAAACCAAGCAGCTTTAGTTGAAGATCAAATGGAAAAAGCTGGCGCACCTGTAGATGCATTTTCGGAAAAGCTGGCCAACATTAAGCTGATTGATTTAAGAGATTATTTCAAACGGGTAAAAGAAGAAGCCGAAAAAACAGGTGCGGCAGTTACAACCGTTGCAGACATGATCGGTGACAAGTTTGGTGATGCCTTTATGTCTATGGTTGACGGCACCATGAAAGCGAAGGATGCATTCCGCACAATGGCGGCGGAAATAATCAAGGAATTGTTCCGCATTTTTGTCGTTAAAAAGATCACTGGCATGATTTCGGGCGCATTGACGTCTTCATTCCCATCACTAGGAACACCCATGAAGGCCATCGGGGGACCCGTACAGCGCGGGAAGCCATATATCGTGGGTGAACGTGGGCCGGAACTGTTTGTTCCATCACGCACCGGTTCCATTGTGTCAAACGACAAGATTTCAGGCGGTGAAAGTGTTGTCGTTCAGCAAACAATTAATATTTCGACCGGTGTTCAGCAAACCGTTCGAAATGAAATCAGAAACATGTTGCCGATGATTTCGGAAAGCGCGAAAGGCGCGGTTCTGGATGCGAAAAGACGCGGCGGAAGTTATGGAAGGGCGTTCGCATAATGGCCATCACTTACCCTTTATCTTTCCCGTCACACACTGGCGTTCGATCAATCGAAATCAGGGCGCGGAATGCGGTCGCTATTTCGCGCAGTCCGTTCACATATGACCAACAGGTTCACGCATATTCCGGCCAATGTTGGGAAGCTGATGTTTCCCTTCCACCGATGAAAGCATCGGATGCGGAACAATGGATCGCGTTCTTGATGTCATTGCGTGGCCAGTTCGGAACGTTCACAATGGGTGACACCTTGAACACGTCCCTTCGGGGAACTGCATCATCAGTCACGGTGACGGCGGCAGCCGGAGACAGTTCGCTTGATGTTAATGTTCCAAACGGCGAAACACTGAAGGCCGGCGATTGGATACAGCTTGGATCGGGTTCGTCCGCGACGCTTCACAAGGTTCTTCAAGACTACACCGGAACCGGTTCGTTGGAGACTGACAGTTTGGAAGTATGGCCGGCGGTCAGGGTCGCGCATTCCGCAACTTCGGCAGTGACATCGAACACGGTCGGAAATTGGCGTTTAAACGTCAATGAAACGGTCTGGAACATCAATGAAGCGTCGGTTTATGGACTTACCTTCGGATGCGTTGAGGCGATATAGATGTCAAGAATTGTTCCATCCGCACTTGTCACCGCGCTTGGGAACGCGCAGATCGAACCGTTCTTTGCAATCGAAATGATTTTCGACACGCGAACAATCACGTTCAATGGCGAAAGCATCGACGTCGGTCCGTTACGCTTATGGTCTGGGATGTATGATAAGACGATCAACGTCCAAGGTTCGGACCAAACGTTCACGGGAACGGGTGGTTTATTGTCTATTGGCGGCCTTGAAGAAACGGGTGATTTATCCGCGAAATCCGTCACGCTAACACTTTCAGGAATTCCGTCGACAATTATATCGTTAGCATTGCAAGAACCATATCAACGACGCGCTTGTCGAATTTATTTCGGCGTTGAAAGTGTTTCGGATGTGGTTGAAATCTTCACCGGCAAAATGAACACAATGCGCATTCTTGACAGTGAAGACGCCGCAACGATTGAATTGACCGTTGAAAGTAAGTTGGTCGAACTAGAAAGATCGTCAAATTGGAGATACAACGACGAAAACCATCAATCGCGCAATTCTGGTGACAGCTTCTTTTCATATGTGCAAAGCATTCAGGACGCACAAATTCCATGGGGTCGAAAGTAAATCTAAATAAATTCATCGAACATGTCAGTTCACACCCGTTTGAATGGGGTCGGCATGATTGTTTGACTTTCACCAATGGTGCATTTGAAGCGTATTGGGGCGAACCTTATGCAAAAGATTGGATTGATGGATATATGGTCGAAGGCCGACCGCCGACCGCAAGGGAACTAAGGAAAACGTTCAAATATAGCACAGTAGAAGCGGCACTTGATGATCGTTTGCATCGATGCGAACCCACTAAATTTGGCGCACTGGTGACGACAAAAGAAAATCAAAGATGGGTGACAGGTGTCGCTTTGGGCATATCAATCGGTTCGCGGTGTATTTTCTTGAATAAACAAGGTATGATCGCAATCAACGCAATCGACACAAACGGCGCATGGGTTCCACATGAAGAATGACATTCCCTTTAATGTTCTAAGAAATCCCAATTCATGGGATAATGTTCCGCGCGATCCGATTTCGGTGGCGATTGCGACGGCCGTGACGGGTGCAACATCTGGGATTGCGTATTGGGCCGTTTATGCGGTTTCCACGATTGCCATTTCAGCGGTTACAAGTTCGGTTTTAAGCGCATTATCACCAAAGCCGGAATTCCCTAGTAGTGAGGTAAATACTTCGCAAGGTTTATTGGTGAATGGGCGTGGCGCAGCGCAGCCCCAAGACTTTGTTTACGGTGAAGTCAGAAAAGGCGGAACAATCACGTTCATTGAAAGCACCGGAAGCAATAACCGGATATTACATCAAATAATTGTTCTTGCTGGCCATGAAATTGAAGATGTTGTCGATATATACTTCAACGATGAAATCGTCACAATGTCGAACGAAAATGTCACTACATCACCTTACAGTGGATATGCAAAGGTTTATGCCCATCTTGGCGACCAAACATCGGCGACAAGCACCTTTGACAATTCGACACAATCTTTGGCCACCACGCTTCACGCAGAAACAAGCGCGACATCTGGCTTTGTCGGAAAGGGCATCGCTTATCTATATTGTCGTTTTATTTATAACCAAGACGCATTTGCGAACGGAATTCCTACTGTTACAGCGCGAATAAAAGGAAAGAAGATTGTCACAACGTCAAGCGGGACAGAACAATCGTCGGCCTATACGAATAATGCGGCTTGGTGCATTCGTGATTATTTGACTTCGGTTTATGGCTTGGATGATGATGCGATTGATTATTCCACATTTGAAGCAGCGGCGGACATATGTGACGATCATTTAGATGGAACATCAATTGATCAATACACAATCAACGGTGTCATTCGAAGTGATCAATCGCATGGTCAGGTTCTTCAACAGATGATGACAGCTTGCGGTGGAACGCTTTATTGGGGCGGTGGTTCATGGCGTCTATATGTTGGGAATTTCGTCACACCTACAAAAACGCTGACACTTGCCGACTTTAGGGGTCCGATTTCCTTAGATACTAGGGTTTCAATGCGGGACAACTTCAACACGGTTCGCGGGACATATATCGACGCAAGTGATGATGGCGATTTTATTACGGCGGATTATCCATCGCAAACAAGTTCGGCCTTCCTAACCGAAGATAATAACATTGAAACGGTTTTAGATTTGCCACTGCCATTCACCACCAATGAAAAAGCAGCGCAAAGATTAGCAAAACAAATGCTTTATAGAAGCCGTGAACAAATGACCATTCAAGCCGACTTTGGGATGAATGCATTCAATATCGAAGTTGGGGATTTTATAAAACTACAGAATGCAAGGTATGGATGGGGTTCTGGTGATGAAAAGACTTTCGAATGCGTTGGATGGCGACTTCAGGCCGATCAAGATAGTGGTGAATTAAAGGTCAATTTGACGCTTCGCGAAAGTTCATCAGCGGCGTTTGGTTGGACCGACGCAGATGCGCAAACAATTGTTCGCAATAATTCAACGCTTCCCAAATATTATGAAGTTCCGGCGATTGGTCTGGAAATATCGCAAGAATATCGGGTTGTGAATGAAAACGTCACAAACGCGATTGTGATCGATGTGACTTGTGACAATGCACCGGAAATCGATTATGTCATTGTTAAATATAAGAAAACATCCGACACCAACTTCAAATCTCTGGGCCAAGGCTTGCTATTAGATGGAAATTCTTATGTTGCAAGGTTTGAAGTTAATGACATTGAAACACCGCAATTAGGTGAAACGGCGATTAACTACACAATTTCAGCGACACCGGTGAATGGCCTTGGTTTCAAGGGAACAACGGTGACAACGACATTCAATGTCACCGCCGACACGACCGCACCATCTGCACCGGCGTCATTGTCGCATTTTCTTTCTGGCGGAACAACATTCTTCACATGGCCGGCCGTGTCCGACTTGGATTTGTCGCATTATAAACTTTATTACACATCGAACACATCCCACACGTTCCCAAACAATAAAGCATCGATGGACGTAAAAGTCGCAAAGATTGCAAGACCAGCGACATCGATCACATGGGGCGCACTTTCTGGAAAGTGGTTTGTTTCAGCGGTCGATAAAACCGGCAACGAAAGTACGACGGCGGCCACAACTACAATTTCGGCGTCGGAATTGCCGTCGTTGAACACATCAGATACAGACACAGAACACACTGCATTCGATGGGGATAAGACTGATAACATCACTGATACCGGTTCAGCGATACATTTGACCAGTTATTCATCATCGGGTTCAGATGGCGTTTATGAATTCTACCACGACGGCGATGGATATATGGACGCGGGAACGTCAAGAACGATCCGTTTGTCATATGTTTCCACCTATACACGCAAACACGCAAACGCGGTCAGTGGTGAAGTGAACTGGGATGACATTCCCAACAATTGGGACAGTTGGCCATCGAATTGGGATGATTGGACTGATGAAACCCTTGATTATGGCGACATTGACGTTCAGGTTCAGGCCGCATCATCAACCGACAATGTGACGTATTCAGATTACATTGACGCAAGTGGTGAAATCGTGGGACAATACGTCAAATTCCGCGCGGTTTTGTCCAACAGTGGGGCAAACGTCACGCCGCTGATCACCGCGCTTTCGGCAACTTTGGAGTATTAAGAATGTCACAACACGATTTTTCAATCGCAAACCAGACGGCCGCGAATGCAAGGTCGGACATAAACAACGCGCTTCAGGCATTGGCATCACTTAGTTCGGGTGCGACCGCACCGTCGACGACATATGCAAATCAACTTTGGTATGACACCGCAAACAATCAAATCAAGATGCGCAACGAAGCGAATAGTGATTGGATCGTTCTTGGGACGGTTGGCACCACATTTGAAGTCACTGGCGGAATTCCAGCCGGCGCGGTTCAATCGTTCGCAATGAATACAGCACCGACCGGATGGTTGGACTGTGATGGAAGCGCAGTTTCGCGCACAACTTATTCAACCTTATACACAGCAATCGGGACGACTTTCGGGGCTGGCGACGGTTCGACGACCTTCAACGTTCCTGATTTGCGCGGGGAATTCATCCGTGGTTGGGATGACGGCCGTGGCGTCGATAGTGGCCGGACATTTGGTTCGGCACAGGCGGATGAATTGAAAAGTCACCGACATTCAATCGCCTTTGCGGGTAATGGTTGGGATGCTTACACTGGCCTAAATCAAGGGACGGGTGTCACTGACTACACAGATTATACCGGCGGGGATGAAACAAGACCGCGAAACATCGCGCTTCTTTACTGCATCAAGACATAAATCAAGGCACTTTCGCAAAAGATCGTTTTCGTCTATAGTGTCAACATAAACGTTTATTGGAGAAATCTAAAATGGCAACATTAAACGACCGCGTTTTTGACAACGGGCTAACGGTATTAGATACCGAAGCGAACCGGATCGACGTGACGTCACAGGAAGCGACGACATACGCTGAAGCAACATCGACTTACACTTTGGGCAATTCGACATCCTTATCCATTGGCGCACCAGCCGACCGGACAGGTGGCGGCCGTAAAGTGACAGTTGCGGCGATCACAGACGGATCAATCAGCGGGACAGGCACAGCGACACATTATGCGATTGTGGACACATCAAATTCACGTTTGTTGGCGACAGGTTCGTTGACCGCTTCACAGTCGGTCACATCTGGGAACACATTCACACTGGCGACATTCGACATCGGTATTCCTGATCCTTCTTAAACTTTAACAAGGGGGTTCACAGATGGCACTTGTCGTCGCTGATCGCGTAAAAGAAACGACTACAACAACCGGAACCGGAACATATACGTTGGCCGGTGCGGTTGACGGCTTTCAAACGTTTGGCGCAATAGGGGATGGAAACACGACCTATTATGCTTGTTCTGATGGGACTGACTACGAAGTCGGTATCGGAACATATACCGCAAGCGGGACCACGCTTGCGCGGACAACGATCATTGAAAGTTCGAATTCAGATGCGGCCGTCAATTGGTCGGCGGGTTCGAAGCAAGTCTTTTGCACCTTACCAGCGGACAAGGCGATTTTTGCCGATAGTTCCGGCATTGTTGCCAAGCCGATCAGACTAGAACAGCAATCATTAACCGCAAGCGGTGGCACATTGACCATCGACCTTTCGGCAGCCAACAACTTCAAGATCACTATGACGGCGGCCACCACCTTCGCGTTCACGAACAAAGACGCGGGACGGGGCGGAAACATTGTGATCGTTGAAAATGCAACCGGCGGATACAGCTTCACATTGCCGGCGGAATGTAAAACACCGGTCAACGGGGCGTCGATTGTTCAGTCGACAGGTGCGAACGAAGTGAGTATTCTTTCATATTATGTGGTCGACAGTTCAAACATATTGGTCAACTATCTTGGTGACTTTGCGTAAAGGGGGCCGCGATGCAACAGATCGGGTTCCAAGAAAAGAAGGAATGGTCGACTTCGGTTTCGACCAATCGTTCAACCACAACGACGTTCAACACGTCACGCAGTACCACAACCACGTTCAACACAAGCCGTTCAACGTCACAGTCGACGACAACGACTTATTCAACGTCGCATTCGACCACGACTACGTTTTCGACTTCACGGTCAACAACCACGACGTACAACACAAGCCGTAGCACGACGACAACTTACAACACGTCGCGCAGCACGTCGCATTCGACGACGACAACTTACAACACGTCACGAAGTACGACCACGACTTACAACACGTCACGAAGTACGACGACGACTTACCAGACGTCACACACAACGTCGCATTCAACGACGACCACGTTTTCGACCAGCAAGTCGACAACCACGACTTTCAGCACGTCGCACAGTACGACCACGACGTTCGCGACTAGCCATTCGACGACCACGACGTTCACGACAACGTTCAACACGTCCCACAGCACAACCACGACGTATTCGACCAGCAAGTCGACCACGACAACATTTAACACGTCGCATAGCACCACAACGACGTTCAACACGTCACACAGTACAACCACGACCTTCACAACGACGTTCAACACGACCCGTTCGACTTCAACCAGCCGGTCGACGACAACAACGTTTAACACGTCTTTCCAGAATTACGTTGCGACCGATTATATGGCGGTCAATTATGTGGTGAACACTTCACAATCGACTTCACGTTCGACCACAACGACGTTCAACACAACAACAACGTTCAGCACGTCGCGCAGCACAAGCCGTTCGACGACAACGACATATTCAACAAGTAAGTCGACGACCACGACGTATTCAACCAGCCGGTCGACCACAACGACGTTCAACACGTCGCACAGCACAACGACGACTTACAACACATCACGCAGCACAACACGAAGCACAACCACGACTTACAACACGTCACGATCAACGACGACGACTTACAACACGTCACGGTCGACCACGACAACCTTCAACACGTCGCGCAGTACAACCACGACGTACACGACGTATTATAACACGTCGCATAGTACGACGACGACGTTCGCGACCAGCCATTCGACAACGACAACGTTCGCGACAAGTCACACGACAACCACGACGTACACGACGACGTTCAGCACGTCCCACAGCACGACCACGACGTTCAGCACGTCCCACAGTACAACAACGACGTTCAACACGACGCGATCAACGACGACGACTTACAACACGTCACACAGTACGACCACGACGTTCACAACGACGTTCAGCACGTCATCGACCTTCACGACGACGTTCAGCACGACGCGAAGCACAACGACAACCTTCAACACGTTAAGGACGACCAGTTTTTACAATCCAGCATAAAGGGGAACATTAGGGTGGAAATGTTTAACCGTAAAAGCATCAAGGAACGCATTGGCGACATCGAAAAGTCGTCGTCATTGCATCACCTTAAAGAATGCGAACGATACTTCCTGAAACTAGCGAAGAAATACCGGATCGAACACGCATATGATGTCGTGGCGAACGAATTAACATATTTCAAAACGATCCAATACACTGAATGGGCGCATTGTTTTTCGATGAACCCATTGCAGCAAGAATTGCGGGTCGCGCAGATGGAACACGCTTATATTTCGTCAGACGTCGATAAATATGATTTTATGGGATACTTACGCGATAAGGCGGTCAAAGGGGCGTCGAATAAATACAAGCACATCAAACAGCATGTCATCGAACCGCGTGATCATCTGATTGTTCCGGTGGGGTCGAATAAGTTGAAAGACACGATTTGTCTGAACAAGTTGTGTTATTTGCGGGACAAATACGACGGCAATGTCTGGTTCAAACCGCATCCGTTGACGACCCATGCATTGGTCGGCGAACTTCGGGATATTCTTGGCGACATGGTTCTTGATCGTGATGTCGATATGTATTCGCTGATGATTAACGCGGAAACGATCCACACAAGTCACATGTCGGAAAGTTGTGTTTATGCGGTCGCGCTGGGGAAGGAAATTGACCCAATCGATGTTTATAATCGGGTTCATGAAGGGTCGTTCTATCACATCAATCGCATGATGTTTTTGGCGTCCGATCCACATGCAACCATGCAATCTTGCTTGAATGGGGTCGAATGTGGTATCGTCAACCCAGAAATCCAAGATGATTGGCAAAGCCGAATGGACCAATATTTCGAATATATTTTCGACCAGCGCGAAAAGCGCAAGGGTCACTATGTTTCGACCGTGAAGGGGTATGATTACTAATGGCTACAAATGGCGTCACAACAAGATCAAGTAAAGGTTCCGCGCTTTCACACACTGAAATGGACGACAATCTTTTGTGTTTGTTTAAAGAAAACCTTTTGAATGTAACTAGCAACTACACAATCCGCAATGGTTACAATGCTATGTCGGCAGGGCCAATCACGATCAACAACGGTGTAACTGTAACAGTTGGGGCGGGTGAAACATGGACGGTGGTATAATGCACGACATGTTAATTTCATCAGACACAGGTTTAACATATGGAAACATAGTTATTACGCCTAGTGAACTTGCAAAGCGCATAGTTGGAATAGATATTGTTAACGGTTTACTGGAAATCGAAGGTGTTAAATTCGTCAACAGAAATGACCGACAATACATTTTAGATCAGGATGGCACACGACACCAACTTGAAGACTTAATGGAGGCGGCATAATGGCTAGTATAATCAGCGGCGACGACAACTTTGATAGCGCAAGTGTCGGTGGTTCTTGGAAGTTGGACAGCTCAACAACAATATCTTCAACGGTATCAGCGGTCAGTGGAATTGTAATACCTTCAAGTGGCGGCATGTGCATGGTCACTTTGGAAGGTATGAATTACGGGCTATCTAGTACCTATTTCAATGCTATGATTAGGCTTTCTACAAATTCAGGTTCATCTTATTATAGTTCAAGCGGTAATTATAAAAGATATGATGGTACTAATAGGGACGGTCTAGTTTATAGAGAAAGCACTAGGGCCAACACCAGTGGCTACCTTGGTTATTCAGCAATATTACTTCAAGGATTGCCTTCAGGAGAGAAATTATGGGCATCTTGGATGTGGGGCCTTCAGTTTAGACAAAGTACCACTAATGCGCCGAAAGATTATTTTGAAACTACAAACTATTACAGGGGTTATTGGTTTGATGCTACAACAGACAGGCCGGATAGACTGCAAATTACAGCTAATTTTAGCAACGCATTCACAGGCGGCACTATTCGTGTCTACAAGTACCTAGCAGGGTAATGAAATGACAACATACTACAAACTTGAAAATGGTAGAAAAGTAGAAATGACACCATCAGAAGCAGCGCAACTAGAAACAGACATGGCTAATCGTTTGGGCTATGTAGAAGAATTTATGCGCACACAGCGTAACGCTATTTTAGCGGAAAGTGATTGGATGGCATCATCAGATCGAACAATGACCCAAGCTGAGATGGACTATCGTCAGGCTTTGCGTGACATAACCACACACGCTAATTGGCCTGAATTGAATGATGAAGATTGGCCCACTAAACCAGAATAGGAATTAATAATATGGCAACGGTATTGCGTGGTAATGACAACTTTGATAGTGCCAACCCTGCTCCAACGGCAGGTGGAGCTGTTGGCACTTATGCGTTGTGTAGAAATGATAGCGGGTCAACACGAACTATTGGACAATCTGAAAGCGCAAGTAATCTTTATTACTTATCGTTTGCATACAATGGCTTTTATATTGATACATCAAATCGCCCTTCTGGAACGTGGCGCGTAATGAGTTACAGTTATCCATCTAATCAAGGTACTGTCCTTTTAAGGATTTCATAATGGCTGAGTACAGAAACATAGAATATAGAAATGCAAAGTTTGTAACACCAGACAATCTTTGTGTTGATTGTGAAATCAATCATCCAGAATACGGTTGGATACCATACCTTTTAGACCCAACTGATACTGATATGACGATTGATAACACTGAGCTAAAAGCCTCAATGGATCAAAATGGAGATATTGCAGCTTTCAATCAGCAAGAATACGATGACAAGACCGCTAGTTTGGTTCGTTTTCAGCGTGATAATATCTTGCAAATGGAAGTAGATCCTGTTGTATCCAATGCTTTGCGTTGGGCTGATATGACAACAGAAGAACAGAATGCTTGGTCAGCATACCGCACAGCTTTGCTGGACATCACAGATCAAGCAGGGTTTCCGCATAACGTAACGTGGCCTACTAAACCATAAGATTAAAAAATGCCAAATATAGCGATAGGAAATAGTGCAAGTTGGAATGGCAACACAACCAATGCTGCAGGAATTGCTGCAACTCTTGGTTCAAATTATGCATCTGCTTCTTCTGGGGCACTGACTTTAAAAAGTGGTGTATCTATTAATAATTCTAATAGCAGTGATCCTTTTGTATCTCTAAAAGGAACAAGGCTAGAAATGACAGGTGGGGCAACTATTTCAAGTAATACGCAAGGCCCATATACCGTTGATAGTTCACAAAGTGGTTTGTTCGGTACAACGATCACAATAAATTCTGGAGTTTTTGTCTGGTCTGATGATGTGGATGATCCCGCTCTGCTTATTACCATTCCATGCACTATTGATAACTACGGTAAGATCATAGGAAAAGGCGGCATCGGTGCTAACAACGGCGGTGGTGCTGCAATTAATGGATACACAGGTGGTGGTCAAACAGGTGGAGATGCCATCAAGATTAACAGCGGCGTTTCAGGCGTAACCGTTATCAACAGATCAGGCGCGTACATCGCTGGCGGTGGTGGCGGTGGTGGTTCATCATATGGTGGCGGTGGCGGTGGAGGCGCAGGCGGCGGCAACGGCGGCAATGGCGGCCCTTATCGCACATATGCCGTTGGTGGTTCTGGCGGTGGTCTTAATGCATCAGGCGGTGCGGGTGGCACTGGCGGTGACGGTTATGGTGCTTCTGGCGGTGGTGCAGGCGGTGGTGGTGGCCGTCTATATTCCCCACCTGTTCATATCTACGCTGGCGCAGGCGGCGGTCGCATATTGCCTGGGTCAGGCGGTGCTGGCGGATACTACCCTTATGCGGGTTCTGCGGGTGGTGCTGGTGGCTCAGGTGGTAGCGCAGGAGGCTATGGTTCTTGTGGCGGTGGTGGCGGCTGGGGCGCATCTGGTGGCAATTCAGGTGGTTCGGGCGGCAAAGCCGTTAACGACAGCGGTGTTAGCTACACCTTATCTAACAGTGGGACTGTTTATGGTGGGACCTAATGGCTACTAAATTCATATATAGAAATTGGGTCGTTGATACAGAAGCTGAAGCGCAAGCAAAGCTATCTGAGACTAAAACTAGATTGGACAACAACCCCACAGATTGGTGCATGGTCAAGTACGTTGAACCTGTGGATGATGGTGCATTAACTGTTATTGCGGGTGATCTAACAGATGAACAAATACTAAATCCTGACAATACGAAAACATACATATTCTATGCTAAATGGACAGGAGAAAACTTCTTTCCTTTAACAAGTGCCGAACTGACAGAAAAAGTATTTGAGTATCGTCGCGGTTATGTAATTGCAGAAAACCTATCTGTAATAAAAAGTTATGAAGAGCGTGAATGGACAACAGCTGACCTAGAAGCAGTCAAGCCACCAGAGAACGGCACCGTTCCAACTGAACATGTCGAAATGCAGTATACAGACGTTCAACCAAATGAAGATATGTCAGGATATATTTGATATTTCCTAAACCTTAACCTTCATCGTCAATCCGCGATCCGTTCCGACATAAGAAAACTTATAGCCACGTTCTTCGAAGCGTGACATCCACCATGACGGGGTTCGAATTGTCAAATGAAGGTTTGAACCGTCGTCGAATGTTTCAAGTGACGGGGCGCAGCAAATAGACACATAGATCATCTTGGTGGCGTAGTAATACAGCCAATCGATTGTTTGATCGACAAACATGGGTTCGACGTGTTCCATGACATCACAACAAACAACCATGTCGAACTTTCCGACAGGCAATTTGTTCTTTCCTTCGATGCCGGCGTCATATTCAGTGACGTCGAATTCATGCCCGACTTTATTCTTTAACGCGCCGAAACCACACCCAAAGTCTAAAATTGTCGAACATTCGTTGTCTTTCGCAATGCACTTGATTTCAAATGCTTTGCCTTCGACGGCACCACCCCAGCGGTGTGTTCTGTGATATTCGGTGATTTTGCGTTGATATGCTTCAGAAATCATGTGGACTTTGTTTTTCTTGCGGTTTCAGGTAGAATTGCGACAATGATGTCGATCAGTGGAAAAATAGTCAATGTTTAGCTTGCATTCATTCGCGGCCGCAGCTTTTGCCGATGCTGGGGTTGAAAACTTCGAACTTGGTGCGAATGCAATCACCACTGGTTCACCGGATGTGGCATCGGTCACACTAAGTCACATTTACAATCTTGCCGGCGATGACGTCACGACAGGATCACCGTCGCTGGGTCAACCTACAGTCGCACAAGAACATGATCTTGGCGGCAATGGGTTCGACACTGGTTCGGTCGATATTCCGACAACAGGCATCAATCAAGAACACGCGCTTGTTGGGAACGGTGTCACCACTGGCACACCGGACATTGATACATTGCCGATGTCTGAAGAAGAAACGTTCAACACATCTAATTTGTTGACTTATTCAGCGATTGTTGATCAGGCGGCGTTGACGCAAGAACATGATCTTGATGCAAATGACGTGACAACCGGTGCGCCATCTGTACCACAGACAAGCCTAATCGAAACCGTTCCTTTGTTTGCATCGGCTATCACAACAGGAACGCCGACAATTGGCACATCTGACATCGGACAGGAACACGGGTTTGCGGCCGATGCTATCACAACCGGTCAACCGGATTTGGACACTTGCACAATGTCCGAAGACGAAAGTTTCGCAACCGGCGAATTGGCGACGGGCGCAGCGGACGTCGGATCGGCCGCGATCACCCAAGAACATGACCTTTCCGGCGATGACATCACAACCGGTGCAGTCGTTATTGATCTGACGTCGATCACGCAAGATCACGCCATCAGTGGCGACACAATAACCACAGGCACACCGTCGGTCGCATCCACATCAATCACCCAAGTTCACATTATAGTTGGCAGCGCGATCACAACAGGCGCACCGGCGAACGATAACGCCGCACTGACGCAAGAACACGATCTGAATGGTGACACACTGGAAACAGGCGTTCCGGTGCTGGATGGCGCGGAATTCGCCCAGATACACGTTTTATCAGGGGAAACAATAACCACCGGCGCACCATCGATCCCAATATTGATATTCGATCCAGCATTCGCGCGGACGGTAAATGTGGGCGACTTGTCACAGAACGTCGTTGTGGTCGGGGAACACAACTTTGCAACATTAACAACTTTTGGTATAAATAGTGTATCAATAGACGCATCCAATGAGGTCGCATAGATGAAATTTTACATAAAACAGAATGACACCGCACCAATACTGGCGGCGACTTTGAAAGATGCTGATGAAAATGCGGTTGATCTTGATGGCACTTCGGTTCGATTTCATATGCGGGAAGTTGGCGGGACGACTTCGAAAGTTGATGCAGCGGCCACATTGGTCGATGCGAATGCGGGACAAGTTAAATATACTTGGTCCGCTGATGACACTGACACGATTGGTTCGTATCAGGCGGAATTCGAAGTCACTTACGCTGACAGTCGGATCGAAACGTTTCCGAATAATGGATATATCCGCGTCGAAATCATCGACGATATTGCATGAGGTTGGACAGTTGGCACGATCAGTTCAGGAAGCACATAATCGGATTGACCAGATGGAACCACGTCTGACCCGTGTTGAAACCCAAGTCGAAGAACGGTGGCGTGAAACGATCATCCGGATCAAACGTATCGAACACATCATGATCGCAACGGCGGCGGCAATCATTGGTTTACTTGTGACCGTGTTGACGAAAATGGGATGACATGATTGATCCGATAACAGCGGCGGGATTAGCAACATCCGCGTTTAATGCGATTAAACACGGGATTTCCGTCGGTCGTGATCTTCAAGACATGGGTGGCCAACTTGCCCAATGGGGCAAAGCGGTTTCTGACTTCAATTATGGCGAAGAAAAAGCGAAAAACCCGCCTTGGTATACATTCAAAGGATCAGATAGCGAAACCGCGCTGATGATATGGAATGAACGGCGCAAGCTGGATGAAATGCGGAAAACCATCAAGGATCATATTTCTTTCGTTTATGGTCCATCAGCTTGGGATGAAGTTTTGGCGATTGAGGCCAAGATGCGAAAGCAGCGGAAAGATGAACTTTATCGCAAAGAAGAATTGAAGCGACAAATCATCGAATGGGTTGCTGGGATTATTTTGGCGGCGTCCGGCGTTGCTATTATGGCGGCGGTCATTTGGTTGGTCGGCAGAAACAAAGGTCACTGGTGATGCTTTATGTTCTTATATTCATCCAATACATTCCATCGGCTTCCCTGAAATATTATCAGATCGGTCCGACGTATTCGACCTATGAGCAATGCGAAGACGAACGCAGAAAAGCGCGTGAAGGTTTAATCGTTCACAACAGTCAGACGGTTGTTTGCCTTGAAGTTGCTGGAAAATAGGCTGGGCCAGTGGGTTGTTTTGACGCACGAAGGAAAAGTCGCTATTATCACGACAAACAAACGGGTTGCCGAAAGGTTTGTCGATGAACAAAGAAAATTACGATCTAAACGGAAACGGGACAATCGATCAGGATGAACGCGAAATCATGCTGGAAGATCGTCGTCGTCGGATGGAAGACGAAGACCACAAACGCGATGCTCAATTAAAGATGACTTGGTTCGCATTGTCCGGAATGCTGGGCTATCCGTTCTTGATTGTTATCGCGTCTTATCTTGGCCTTGAAGTTGCCGCCGATTTACTTGCGGACATTGCGGCGGTTTATGTTGTGGCGGTGTCCGGTGTGACGGCCGCATATTTTGGATTTTCTGCAATGGGGGGAACTAAGAAATGAAACTTCTATCATCACTGATCGAACCGGTCACTGGCATCATCGATAAGGTTGTCGCTGATAAAGATCAGGCGGCAAAGTTGGCGCATGAAATCGCAACGATGTCGGAAAAACACGCGCAGCAAGCATTGCTGGCACAATTGGAAATCAACAAGGCCGAAGCGTCATCGGGATCGGTGTTCAAAGGCGGTTGGCGGCCGGCCGTTGGTTGGGTGTGTGCGCTGGGGTTCGCGGTGAACTTCCTTGTGTCACCAATTGCCGCCGGTTTCGGTGTCGCTATTCCACAAGCTGACACATCGGTCATGATGCCGGTGTTGATGGGCATGTTGGGACTTGGCGGCTTACGCAGCTTCGAAAAGGTGAAAAAGGTATCATCATGAGTGAATTCAAACTAAGCCGTCGCAGTCTTGACCGTCTGGAAGGTGTCGACGAAGAATTGGTCGCGGTCGTAAAATATGCCATCACATGTTCGAAGATCGACTTCGGCGTGGTGCAAGGTTTAAGAACCGTTTCACAACAAAAGGAACTGGTTGCGAAGGGTGCATCCCAAACCATGAAATCGAAGCATCTGGACGGCCTTGCGGTCGATTTAATGTGTTTCATAAATGGCCGCGCAAGCTGGGAATTGAACCTTTATGATGAAGTCGCTGATGCCATGAAGGAAGGCGCGAACGTTGTCGGGTGTCGCATCCGCTGGGGCGCAGCTTGGCACATCGACAATATTGGCGATTGGGACGGAACGTCCGAAGACGCGATGAACGCTTATGTCGACCTTAGACGTTCGCAGGGCCGCCGACCCTTCATTGACGGTCCACATTTTGAAAAGATGGTCTAAGCACCGGCCGAATTGACTTCGACAGAACGCCGGTGTCCAAGCACCACATGTCAACATCACCATCCGCGAAAAAGTATTTGTCCATGTCTTCATTGTCGCGGATGGCGATCTGACACGCTTCACGGCTGGGAAGGATCAAATAGGTGTCGATGTTCCGTCCGGCGATTTGATAATTTATAAACAGGGCAGTGAAGAATTCCATTGCGTGACCTTTCTGGTTTGGTAAAAAGGTTCTTGGGGGACGACACGTTTCACATCAGAACAAAACATGCCACGGGAATGGTCTAGTGCGTTTTGACGTGTTGCCTTGCTATAGCCCGACACTTAGCGCGTCCCCCACGATTTCATTTCAGGTTATGGCGTTTGATGGCCATGGTGATGGTTGACCGCGCTTTCCCAAGCTGGTTGGCTATTTCGGCTTGGCTCAACCCGCGCTTCAATCCGCGTTCGATCTTTTCGATCAAGTCTTTGTTGCGAATTTCCTTGCCTGTTTTTGACCGGCTAGGACGGCCACCAAGCAATGCGTTCCGCTGGCTGGCCTTCAATGCTTCCCACGATTGATTGCCCATTTTCTTTCGCATGGTTTCTTGTTCCTTTTTGCAAACCTGATGCATGATCGGAAGCACAGTCAACCAAGACGTTTCATTCACCGGCACGTCGGCCGGCCATTTAAACTTTTCAATGTCAAACTGGTGAACCTGTGACGTCATGATTTTTCCCTTCCTGTTTTTTTGTATTGATTATGTGCTGGGCAACAAGGCGGATTTCTTCGACTTCCCGCTTTTGCTGGTTGGGGTTCGCTTGATGTGCCGCGCACAGTCGAACGATCCGCTTCAGGTATTCAATCAGTTGTCTTTCTGTCATGTTGAACCTCAATAATATACAACGATTTGTTTCCACTGCCCGAACACCATGTGCATTTTTCATGCATTGTTATCAGTCTGTCGTTCCGGTCGTATTCTGTGACTTTCTGCCACCCTGATCCGAAACATTGCCGACATGGTGTCGTTGTGTCTTCGAAATTACTATCTGTCATGGGTGACGTCCAGATCAGCGGTCTTTTCATCGACCATTATATCCGCAAGTTCCCACCCAGACGGCATTGCAGCATTCCGCCGGACCGCTGGGATGTGGATAAACGAACCCTTTGGTGAAGGAAAGCCGGTCACGCGATAATGATGGCCGTCGTGCCAAATGTCGACATTCATTTTAAGTTCACGATATTTCATGACTTCCATTCCCGCATCAATTTTGTCGTGATGTGCTTCGCCTTTTTGCGGAAACTGTCATATATTCTGACATTCGTTCTGCGTTTGTCGTCTATGTTCAAAAACAGAAACATCCCACGCATAAAGAATTCATTATTTAATGAACGTCCGTCTTGTTTAGGAAACCCATAATCAAATTGCTGATAAATATCTTTCATCAGCGGCGTGAAGTTTTCGACATTCAAAGAACCTAAGTCAAGGAATGCTTTGGCGCATTCTTCGGGATCAACCAAACCAGAACCGGCCGCAATGCAAAAGGACGCGCGAAATGGCATAGATTTGAAATTGCGATGTTTTGGTTTGATCACTTCATGGGCGATTTTTGCGTTCGTCATTAAAGGTGTGTTCAAATATTCCTCAATGTCCGCTGGGGTTGGTTTTTGAACATTCATGCAGCGCAGCAAATATTGTATCGGTCCACAGATCGAACTATGCAATCCGGTTATGTCCGAATTTGATCGATTTGCACCCTGATCCAAGTATCTAAACACGCTATCATTTTTGACCGTCGCAACCTGAAACCGGACAACCTTGTTTGCCATGATCAACGCAAGCAATCGGTGTTGTCCGTCCAACAAAATGCCATCTATTGTGAATACAATTGGTTGCGGTGTTTCATTACTC